CGGCGCGAGATGGACGCCGCCGATATGCGGGCCGAGATGGAAGACTTTCCGCTGCCGCTCGTTGGCCTCGTCAACATTCCGATCAGCAACCTCGACAACTATCCGCCAGGAGAACTGGCATCCGCATTCGGGAAGACCGATGAGCAACAACAAACCGACAAACCGACAAACCAATGAAACTGAAACTGAACAACTGCCGCCTGTCATACCCGGCGCTTTTTGAACCCAAAGCCGGACCCGAAGGCGGCGATCCGAAATACAGCGCGGCCTTCATCATGGACCGCGACAACAACGCGCCGGAGATTACGGCGATTCGCGACGGCATCTTGGCCGTGGCAAAGGAAATGTGGGGCGAACCCAACGTCAAATGGCATGACGGAAAGCTGATGCTTAAGAAGTCCGATGGGAAGGCAATGATCGTCAAGACGTGCTTGCGCGATGGCGCGGAAAAGCCGGACTCGCCGGAACTCGAAAACGCGATGTTCTTCAACGCTAGCAGCAAGAATCCGGTGCCAGTGGTTGACCGCGACCCTCGCGTGCATTTGAACGCCGCCAGCGGGCGTCCGTATGGTGGCTGCTACGTCAACGCCAGCGTGCGCCTTTGGGTTCAGGACAACGCCTTTGGGAAGCGCGTCAACTGTGCGCTCGCCGCTGTCCAGTTCGCGGGCGAAGGCAAAGCGTTTGGCGATGCGCCGGTTGATCCTGAGAACGAGTTTTCCAATCTGGAAGCTGAGAAGCCTTCGGTCAGCGACAACGACGGCGGGCCTGACTTGCCCGAGGACTTCTAACCCCCTGTTCACACACCCGACGCCGTGGCGGGCAATCCACGGCACTACTTTTCAATGCCCGAGCAAGACCGATGGGACGCGTGGTGGGAAACGGACGAGGGCAGCGCCGATGAGGCTAGGGCGTTCGACAAAATAATGAAACACGCTGAAATGACCGATGCAATGCGGCGCTGTATGCACCGCGAACCAACCCTACGAAAGCCCAATGCTCACCATAACCCTAACGATACCGGGAAAGCTCCCATCCCTCAACGCACTTTTGGCAATGCAACATTGGGCGCGGCACAAGTTCAAATCGGAACTGGCGACCGTATTCTTGTCCGCATTGAGAGCATCCGAAAACGACTCCTGGATGAGGACAACCTTGTTTCCAAATACCACACAGACCTTTGCCGATACGCTGGACTCATACCTTCGGACGCGCCGGGCATCTGCAAAATTGAAACAACGCAACGCAAAGCCGCGAAAGGCGAAGCGGAGCACACGCTAATAACCATCACCTACCCATGAGCGCGACGCCTGAAAAAACCTTGGCATGGCATCCGATGCCCAACGAACCAAAGGGCGAAATGCCAGTGATCGACGGCTGGCGTGACTACGGCTATGATCGCCGCAAGCGCATCGCCTTCGATCTTGAGCGATTAGAGAAACGACAAAAACAACCATACGACCGATGAGCGAAGAACTGCAAACCCTACTCGAAGCCTCGCGCCGCATGGTCGAGACTCGCGACCTGATTATTGCCGACCTGGAGCGCGAAATCCGCGAACTCAAGGCGATGCTATACGGCACCTGTGCCGAGCCGTGCAAGTATTGCGGCAGCACGCTCCACCACTCCGACCTGTGCGAACGGGAGGTTGCGGCATGACTGACCTAATCAAAGAACTGCGGGAGCAAATCTCCGAACTGACCCGGCAACGGGACGCTGCGGGGGAAAAGCTGGCGATGCTGGAACGATCCATTGCCGACCTGTCGCACCCGAATATGCGGCTGCTGCTTGCAGCGTGGGACGCCGAGAAAGCCGCGCGGCGGGCGCTGGCGGAAGCCGGGCAAGAGGTGATGAAATTCCTCGACGCGGCCCCGTCGCCGGACATGCCGCCAAACCCCGCGCTAGCCGTGGCGATGCTGGGGAGTGCTTTGGAACTCTCGGCCAAACTGCCATGACCGACGACCTCTTCACCCACGCCGCCCGCTACCCGTCCGCGCCGGGACACCGCGACACGGACACCAGCCGCGAGGCCGCGAAGGACATGGCCAGCCGCGTCACAGGGCTGCGCTTGGCGGTCCTTGGCGCGCTGGCGCAGGACCGGACAGCGGACGAGTGCGCCGCCGTGCTTGGCGAGTCTGTGCTCGCTGTCAGGCCGCGTACTACGGAGCTAAAGCGGCTCGGCCTTATCACCGACACGGGCGAGCGCCGGCCAAACGCGAGCGGGAAACGGGCGATTGTTTGGAGGCTGACCCTATGACAACCACTGAACGAACCGAATACGACGCCCTGTGCCTGCTCTGGCACGCTACGGAACCAATGACGGCGGCGCAGACCGCTCGAATGGACGAGCTGCACGCGATGACATTAAAAGCACCGCCAGTTTATCCACTTTCGGCTGAGCCAATTCACATAATCAGCCTTGGCGCAGGCGTGCAAAGCAGCACGATGGCGCTGATGGCCGCGCGCGGCGAGATTACGCCAATGCCGTCTTGTGCGATCTTTGCCGATACGCAGGCGGAGCCGCAGAGCGTTTATCGCTGGCTTGACTGGCTGGAAAAGCAACTGCCGTTTCCAGTGCATCGGGTGACGGCTGGAGACTTGGCTGAAACCTCAACGCGGGTGAGGGAATCGTCCAGAACGGAAGGAGCAAAATACCTTTCCCACCTTGTTCCTGCCTTCACTCTTTCCGCCACTGGCGAGCGCGGCACTTGGTTTCGGCAATGCACGGATAAGCACAAATTGACCCCGTTACGCAAGGCGATTGACCGCGAACGCGGAACGTCCCAGGCAATAGTTTGGATTGGAATTTCAAGTGATGAGGCGAGCCGAATGAAGCCAAGCAGAATCGCCGGAATCAGCCACATTTTCCCGCTGATTGACGGGGCGAAAACTTTCAGCCGCCGTCAATGTCTGGCGTGGATGCAGGAACGCGGTTTTCCGACGCCGCCGCGTTCAAGCTGCTCATTTTGCCCCTACCATTCAGACAACGAATGGCGGAGGTTGCGCGACACCGAGCCGGAGGCGTTCGCGGCGGCAGTCGTCTATGAAATGCGGATGCAGGAGGCGGCGGAAAAGATAGACCGTCTTGACTCAGTTCCATACCTGCATAATTCGCGGGTGCCTTTGTTGGACGTTGATTTCTCCACCGATGAAGACCACGGCCAGCAAGTCATGTTTCAAAACGAGTGCGAGGGAATGTGTGGAGTATGAAGCCGCCCGTCCCGCTTACGCCAGACGAGATGACGGAGCTTGGCTCTTTGCTGATGCCGCAAAGCGCCTGCAACCACGCATGGGAGACGATGGAGCAATGCTTTGAGTGCGGGGCGATCCGGCCCGCGCAGGATGAACCAACGCCAATACTGGACGACGAAATGAAAGGATGCCCGATGAAAACCAAAGACGCCAAGGAAGAACTCGAAACGCTCCGCCGCATGATCCGCGAACTCGCGGGCTGTGAATGGCAGGGAAAGGACGTGACCACAAAGCGCCTGATATTTGAGGCGCGCAAAGCAGCCGGGTGGAAGCGAACCGACTGGACGAAATGACTCGCTACACGACGACCAGCGGCGAGCGCCGGCCAAACGCGAGCGGGAAACGGGCGATTGTTTGGAGGTTGCGGTGAATCGTTCTGCCGACGCCGGGAAAACGATCAGAGGCGAAGAAAACCGCTTGCAATCGGCGCGGGGGTGATGCGCCGTTAAACTCTTTGTAAAACAACGCTTTACAGTTAACTTAACGTAGTTTATGATTCCTTCCATGTATGCCAAACTGTTTTCCCGAATTGCTCAAAGCTCTCTGATGGAAGAGGACGTTGAGGTTCGCTACTGCTTTATGATGCTGCTCGCCATTGCCGACTCGACCGGCGACGTGATCGGCACCGACATCGCGCTTGCCCGCACTGTCAACCTTCCGCTGGATACGTTTCGCCGTTGCATCGCAGAATTGATGGAACCAGACCCCGACTCAAACTCACAGGTTTTTGAGGGCCGAAGGATCGTTTCGAGCGAAAACGGGCGCGGCTATCGCGTGGTTAACTACATCACCTATCGGCAGATTAAGACGAATGACGAGAAGCGCGCATACATGCGGGAGTATATGCAGCGGCGTCGTAAAGGGCTGAAAGCTAACGATGTAACCCCATGTAAAACTCCGTTAAGCGATGTAACACATTCAGAAGCAGAGGGAGAATCAGAAGGAGAAGCAGATACAACCCTACCACCTTCCCCGCCGCAAGCGGCGAAGAGGACAAGGAAAGTGGTGCCTCGCTTGGAATGTCCGGCCTTTCGAGAATTTTGGACAGCCTACCCAAAGAAAATCGCGATTGCTAACGCGGAGGCCGCTTGGATGAAAAACGGATGCGCTCAATTCCTCCCAAAGATTTTAACAACGGTTCGGGCGTTCAAAACATCCGACCAATGGACGAAGGACGGCGGGCAATTTATTCCAAACCCGGCAACGTGGCTGAACCAGAGACGATGGGAGGACGAGCTTTCTCCTGTAAACTCCCGCTTTATGACTGCCGGCACAGTGGCCGACCCCGACGAGAAATTCTGACATGGAACCCGACTCCACCGAAACCAGCCGCGCCCGCCTCGAAACTGAGGTCGAAGCGTTCAAGACCCGCCAAGCCGAAGCTGACGCTCTGCTAGCAGAGCGCGCAACCTCACGCGACAGCCGACGCAGAGACAGCCTTATTGGACTCGACAACGTGGTGGAAATCGGTTCTTTGATGCCGGAAATTGTTGGCGTTTTCGAGCGGACAGCGAAAAGGGCGGCGGAGTTTCGGGACTCTTTGCGTCCAATGTTTTCCGATCTTCGACCGAAACCTTGCCGACATCATCCGTTAGTCATGCGGGAACCGGCATGGGACGAGACGATTGCCCGTTCACGCGACAGCGGAACATTTACGCCAGCCTTTGCGCCGTGCTGTGAGTGTCGGGACGAAAAGACCAGCGAAGCGCGCCGAGCGTTCTGGCGTAGGCGCGGAGTCGAGGAACGGAACATTGACGCCAGCCTAGACAACTTTTTTCCGCTCGGTGATGCCAAAAAGACCGCCGTTCTCGAAAAGGTATGCGCGTGGCAGGCCAAAGGAACGGGCTTTTTACTGCTCTACGGCTCGCCCGGGACCGGGAAGGGACATCTCGCAACCGGATGCCTTAAAGCACACGGTGCCGGACTTTTTGTGAAGCAAGCGGACATGCTGCGCGACCTGCGCGACAGCTACGCAACCAATTCGACCACGGCATGCGTGTCGGCATGGCAGGATGCCGGGCTGCTGGTAGTGGACGAGTTCGGACTCAGCGGCGGAGGGAAGGACGAGGAGCCGATGCTTTACCAAGTTCTCGCGCACCGATACGACCACCGCCGGCCAACCGTCATTACAGCAAACCTGAATCTGGACGAGCTAAAGGCGCGGCTTGGCGAACGGCTGGTTGACCGCATCCGCGAGGACTGCACACACGCCCCGATGACGTGGGAAAGCTACAGGAGGTCCGCATGACCGACCCAGCGGAAGCCGAGCGCATCGCGGCGGCGGCTAGGGAGGCGGCGGCGCGGTTTAGGGAGGGCATGGGGAGGTGAGCATTTCTGTGATTTCAATGCCGACAGGCGAAACAGAATCTTGGCTGCTCAATCGGCACTACGCGAAGCGCCTGTGCCCCATCTCCTACGCCTTTGGAGCGTATCGCGGCGCGGAACTCATTGGCGTCGTGACGTATGGCACGCCTGCGAGCGCACCGTTGCGCGGCGGGGTCTGCGGTCCGGAGTGGGCAGACAAGGTGCTCGAACTGAATCGGCTTTGCTGTGAGAACTCCAAGAACGTCGCAAGCACGCTGGTTGGGCGGTCGCTACGCCTGCTGCCAAAGCCGAGCGTGGTCGTGAGCTACGCGGACACCGCGCAAGGGCACGTCGGCTACATCTACCAAGCGACAAACTTCATCTACACTGGCCTGAGCGCCAAGCGCACAGATTGGAAAATCAAAGGGCGCGAGCATCTGCACGGCGCGACGGTCGCCGATGAAAGTCGCGGGCATGAGAACCGGGCGGAATGGATGCGCGCAAAATACGGCGACGACTTCTATCTGGAGGACCGCCCGCGCAAACATCGCTACGTGTTCGCGTGCGGATCTCGGAAGCAGCGGGCCGCAATCGTGGCTGCGCTGCGCTACCCAGTAGAAGCCTATCCCAAGGGCGAGTCCCGCCACTCCGATGTCAGCGGGGAAGTGAAGTCCCAAATGATCCTGCTATGACCACCCTCGCCGACATCCTGGCCCGCCTCAACGCCGCCGTGCGCGCTGGCGAGGAAGCGGGCGATGCGATCAGCGACCACGCCGCCGATCCGTTCGCTCGGATACTCCTGCAACAGACGCGGCTCGCGACGGCGCGACACCGGGAATCGAGGGACATGCTCAGGGCTGCTATCAGGGCGACGAAAAAAAGTGCGCCAAGCGAAAAAAAGCCGTTGACAAGCTCCAAAGATAGTGGGAAGGATAGGGCATGAACATCAGCAACTATTCCGAAGTGATGAAAAGCGCCGCAGTCCAAACCCGTAAGGCTCCGGCTTTCATCG